AGCTATCTTGATAAGTCAATATACACTCCAATCAAGAGCGCTGATGAATGTCTGATAGAGCATGTTGTACACACAAAAACAACCGACACAACGATTGAGTTTGAAACTGTTAAGGTTGATGATTCTTTTGCATTTCCGGCTCAGGATGATTCAGATTGGTGGGACTGGAAAAACGATAAAATGCTGCGGTTTCCGTCTTTTGGTGAGAAAGTTGAAGGCTTTATCGGCTCAAATTTTTCACCATTTAAATGCACGTTTGTCGGCATTGACAGTAAAGGCGATGTTGTCGTTGAAAAGCTTGATGGTGACCTGTACCGCTACAAGCCGAATCAGATAAACCTTAGACCACTAGACCATGCCACGCGCAAAGCTGGGCTGGAGCGACGTCGCACACTGGATGTTCTTTACACTAAATGGAATGAGCGCGGCTGCATTGAAGAAGTTGCAGAATATCTCTACGACCTCGGCTACTTGCGCATTCCGCCAGAAAAGAACTAAACTAGCGTTGCCAATATAGGAGTAATAACATGGCAGCAAAACAAAAACCGCCGCGCAAACCAAGCGGAACGAAGCCACCAAAAAAATGACAGCATTCAACGCTGACATACTGACTATGGCGGCATTCTGTGCCGCTATTTTCATTAATAGGCAGGCGGTTTTGCTTGTTTTAGTGCATGTCGTCACCTGCCTAATAGTTTCATCTGGTGTTTCAGACTTCTGGTTCAGCCTATCATCAGCCATTATTTGCGCCACAGCCGCCACAGCATTCATAAGATTAAAATCACAGCTTCGTTATGCCATGCTATGCACGGCTGGCTTATACTATCTCGGCGCGATTGATGCGTTTTTATTCCCAACAACCGAAACACTGTATTACAATTCAATAGGTTATTTCATTGGCGCGGTGGATTTGTACGCGCTGTTTATTGTCTGCAATGGAGGGCGCTCAGGTGCTGGAGTTGGTCGCCCTTTTACTTGGTGGGTTTTTCGTCTACAATCGCATTAAAGCAACGCGCGCGCTATGCAGGCGGGAAATATTACGTGAACTTAGGCACAAAAGGCGGATGGCACGACTTAGCCAGCGCAATCAATCCAATCCTTGATTCTGTTCAGTATAAAATCTACACATGGTTTGCTGGGCTTTCGGTTGGTTATCAAATCAGCAGCAGCAAGCCAGACTGGTTGCCGGAGTGGGTTCAGCCCATCATGCTACAGCTTCATCAAATATCAATACTGGAGTCGATCACCGCTTGGGGCGTTATCATGCTGGCGGTTGAGCGCACTTTTGCGGCAGTCATCAGATTTAACCAGTGGCGGCGAGAGCGGCAGTTAGCTAAGCGCAGAGAGTCCGCCAAGCAATGAAACGCCTAACATCCGCCAAGCTTGATGCTGTTGAGAGTCTTGTATCTGCTGCCAATGCTGAAGAGTCGTCTTTCGTGTTTGGAATTGTTCACCCTGAGCTTGGCTTAACTAAAAACATCATGCTACACAAGCGCAAGTGGGTTGAAACTGATTTGCCTGTTGATTGCTATTTAGCAGCAAAGCTTGAGCCAGCACTAAAATCAGATAAAAGGTACGTGGTAGTGATTGGCGGTCGCGCATCCACAAAGTCGGTAGGCATTGCTGACATCATTCTGTTTCGCGTTGCGCAGCTTAAGCACAAAGCTTTCTGTATTCGCGAATACATGGCCAACATCAGCAAATCAGTACACGCGCTGATGAAGGAAGAAATAAAACGGCTTAACCTTGAAGGCTTCCGTCCGCTGCTGACTTCAATCCACCACAACCGTGGCGGCGAAATCCAATACTCAGGCATAGCAACCAACCCTGACGGCATCAAGTCAGCGGCAGGTTTTAATATTTTTGCATCTGAAGAAAGCCAGTTTTACAGCCAGAAATCGCTGGACATACTGACGCCAACCGCACGTAACGCTGCTAAGTCTGGATTGCCAACAAGATTTAACCCAGAGAAACAGGCTGAAGCCGCCGAAGAAGATGTAACGGATAATGCGCAGATGTTTTTCATCGGCAACCCCGCATCAAGTGCTGACCCGTTCAGCAAGCGGTTTATTGTGCCATTCAAGGATGCGCTGGATAGGGACGGCATCTATGAGGATGATTTGCACCTAATCATCAAAATGAACTACAGCGATAATCCGTGGTTTCACGACTCTGGATTAGAGGCTGACCGCCTGTTTTGCTATAACAACTTTTCGCGGGCTATGTATGATCACATTTGGGAAGGCGAATTTAACGACCACGTTGAAGATGCGATCATTCCGGCGGAATGGTTTGATGCTTGTGTCGACGCGCACATCAAACTCAAATGGAAAGACACTGGCGCTAACTTCGTGGCTCATGACCCAGCGGACAGCGGAGATAACAAAGCTTTCGCGCACCGCCATGGCTCAGTCATGGTTAAAGTCTGGGATATGGCAGACGGTGACGCAAACAGCGCTTGTGATGTTGCTACGAGCTATGCAATCAACGCCGGCGCCAATGTGTTTGTATTCGACGCTCAAGGACTTGGCTTGTCGCTGAGGCGTCAAATTAATGACAGTTTTGTCGGGAAAAATGTCGAGATTAAAGAATTTTTCGGCTCTGGCGGCGTAGAAAATCCAGATGAAGCTGCGGATATGCAGTCTGACGGCACAACAAACGCAGTGCTGAACGGCCAACTTCTCGCCAATCTTAGGGCGCAGAGGTATTACGAATTGCGCCAGCGCTGCTACAAGACGCACAGGGCGGTTATTCACGGCGACTACATAGACCCAGCGGAGATGATCAGTTTTGCAAGTGAGGGAATCAACATTCCAGCATTGCGCTCTGAAATGTGCCGTATTCCACGCAAGCGCACAGGCAACGGCGTATTCCAAGTGCTGAGCAAAGACGACATGAAAAAACTTGGCATGAAGTCACCCAACATGACAGACGCTGTGATAATGACTCTGTGCGACTATAATCCAATAAAAATGGTAGACTATTCAAAATTCAACATACCAAGCACTGGATGGTAACTAATGGCCAGATTTAGCAAAGAGCGCCTAGCCGATTGGCATGCGACAGCAAAAGACCTAATCAATAAAACGGTCAACAACGAAGCATTACGCCAGCAACGCGAAAAGATTATCGAGACTAACCGTTTCGTGCGTGTCGTTGGCGCGCAGTGGGAAGGTCAAACGTTTAACGGCTCTGACCTGCGCGAACGGATGGACAAGTACCCGCGATTTGAAGTCAACAAGCTGCTGAAGGAAATCCGCCGCATCAGCTCAGAAATGCGCAAAAACCGCATTAACGTACAGTTCAAGCCAGCCACTGGCGAAGATAACCAGAAGCTGTCAGACAAAGCCAACCGCAAGTTTCGCGCTGATTACGTCGAGTCGAACGGTGACTATGCTATTACCAACGCATACGAGGACGCTATTACTGGCGGCTTTGGTGCGTTTAGGCTGTGTGCTGAATACGAGGACGAGTTAGACCCATCAAACGAGGATATGTGCATCAAGTTTAAAGCCGTCTTTGATGCTGCATTATCTGTGTTTTTTGATGAAACCAGCCGTGAAATGGATAAGCAAGATGCTATGTGGGCGGTTGAAATCTTTGGTATGCCTGCCGCTTCATTCCGCGAAGAATATGGCCGCGATGGTTATTCGATTAACATCATCAACAGCGGGCGCAATCAAGACTTTTGCGCGCCGGACTTGGTTTACATTGCTCGTTACTATCAAGTAAAAATCGAGCGTGACGAGCTGGTGACGTATACCAATCCGCTGCTTGGCGAAACTGCTGTTTATTTTGAAAGTGAGCTGGACGAAGAAGCTCTAGAGCAGCTAGAGGTTGACGTCGTGTACTTCGAAACCGGACGCCGCAAAGTTAAGCGCCGTCGCGTCTATTGCGGAACGATGGACGGTGAAGGATGGCTTGATAAACCTGAGTTGCTGCCGTTTGAGTATATCCCGATTATTCCGGTATACGGTCAGCGTTGGTTTGTTGATGGTCAAGAGCGAGTACAAGGGCATGCAACGTCGGCGCTTGATGTTCAGCGCTTGGAAAATCTCATGGTGTCAATGCTGGCAGATACCGCAACACTCGGCACTGAAGGGACGCCGATTGTGCCAGTGGAAATGCTCAACACTGAATTCATGAAAGTATGGGGCGGACGCAACAAAAACAGACCAGCCTTTTTGCCAATTACTGCGCTGCGAGACAAGGCGGGCAATCCAGTGGCATATGCAGAGGCTATCGGCTACACGCAGCCAGCGCAGCTTAATCAAGGCATGGTCGGGCTGTTGCAATACACTGGGCAATCAATCCAAGACTTAACAGGCGCGATGGGTGATGGTGCTATGCCGTCCAACATGGCTGAAGATACCGTTAACGCGCTAATCAATCGCAGCGACGCGCATACTGGCGTCTACATGGACAACCTAAGCTTTTCCATGCAACACGCTGGGCGGGTGTGGTTGTCGGCAAGTAAAAATGTTTACTCAGGCAACAAAAAGCGCTCGATGATTAGCGAAGAAGGCGAAGAAGCTTTCGAAGAAATGGAAGGAATCGACAAGGTGAAGTTAAAAGTTGTCGTTGATGTTGGCGCAGACTTTACCACACGCAGAGACCAAACTGTCAGTAAATTGACGCCTATTTACTCAGCGACGCCGCCGGATAACCCGAATCACCCAATTATTCTGTCGATGATCATCGACAACCTAGAGGGCGAAGGTCTGGACGACTTGCGCAAGTACAACCGCAAACAGCTGTTGTTGCAGGGCGTTGTCGAGCCTAAGAACGAGCAAGAACAAGAAATACTGGCAGAGCAAGCGCAAGCCGAGCAAAACCAACAGCCTGACGCTAATACCATGCTTGCTCAAGCAGAAATGGAAAAGGCCAATGTACAACGCGAGAAGGCTCAGCTAGATTATACGGTCGAAGTGGCAAGATTGCAGATTGAAGCGGCAAGACTAGAGCTGGAAGCGGCAAAAGTTGGCGCAGAGATTAACCTAAAACAAGTTCAGTCATTAAAAATCGAAAGCGAGGTGTTTAAAAATGTACGTGAAGTTAGCAACGGATCGAGTTTACAAGAAGGGTGATGAGGGTTTTGCTTTGATTCACATCGAGCATGACCGATGGGAAATTACCGACACGCCCAACGATGCGCTAGATGGCGCAGAGTATAAAGAACAGAAGCCTGAAAAGGAACCGGAACCAGGAAAAGAACAGAAGCCTGAAAAGGCGAAAGCTTAGTGATGAAGCCCCGTTATGGGGCTTTATTTAGCCATGCGGGACAAGATAAAGTATTTTAACTTATCGTATGCGGTTGCGTATCCGCCTTTGATACGAAGATATAAAGACAGCTCCAGAACAGCTCTAAGTCGATCTTCCTTGTCTTTCTTGTCATACCAAATGAACTGCTCATCAAATGTAACTCTGTGCAATCGAGGGCTTAGCCAGATGTATTCATGGTCAATTGACTGCCTGAACGCAGCAAGAAAGCTGTCTGCTGCTAGTGATTTTACATCTGAGACATAAACTGGCTTACCAAAAAGATATTGTTCTGGCTGTTCATTTTTCCTCCTGCACATATATACATCATAGGTTTTGTTCATTTCGCATCTCCGTATTTTTCAATTTCTTTCGCAAATGCTTCTTTGAAATTACCAAAAAACTTTGAGTCTCTGGTTTTCTTGTCAATTTCAGATTTCACCAACCTTTCGCACTCATCAACTGGCACAGGGTGCTCGGCGTTCATTTTGTCTCGCAGCTGCTCGGCGTATTGAAGCAATAGAGCTTTAACTTCGGGCGGTGCAACGCCATACATCGAATCTGTATAAATAAAAATCTTTCTAGCTGAAAACCAGCCGTATGATTGTAAGCCGTGAAACTCTGACTCGTGAATGACTGATATTTCAGTATTAGTCTTTTTGTAGCTATGCGGGTGGACAATCCAGCGCATTTCGTTTGGTTTTTTCATTTTCATAACCCCAATCCAACTCAAAAACCAACCATAGCACACCCAAGAAAAAACACTGCTCCGACCACTTAACGTCATTTGCTTGACGCCAAAACATTGACGCGCCATAATATTGACATGGTTTCCGATAGCCATTTTAAATATCGAGTAAAAAAGGGTTTTAAAAAATGTCAGACGTTGAAAATCAGGCTGTAGAGACTGCTGATGATTGGATTGTAGATTCAAGTGACGCGCCAGAAGTAACTGAAACCACTGAAGAAGTTGAGGCGGTTGAAGTCACAGAAGAAGCGCCAAACGAAGATTTAGAGCTGGTCATTGACGGCGAAGCGGTGCCGCCTACCGCAGACGAGGACGAAATTGAGTTGCCAGAAGATGCGCCAAATTGGGCGCAACAGTTACGGCAGCGGCAGAAAGAATTAGCGCGTGAAAACAAAGCGCTCAAGCAGCAAGCGGCAGTTGCACCAGCAGTGCAGCACGATGAACCGAAAGAGCTGCCAGAGCCGACGCTAGAGTCGTGCGACTGGGACGAAGTGGAGTTTCGCAAGCAGACCAAAGATTGGGCATTGAACCAAGCCAAGGTTGAAGCAGCGAAAGCCAAGCAACAGTCTGAAGAAGAAAGTTTCGCAGCCGAGTTGCAGAAAAAGCAGCAAAGCTACGCAGTGCGAAAAGCAGAAGTATTGAAGCAAGCGCCGGATTACGCCGCCGCAGAAAGCGCAGTAACTTCAGCGCTCAGCCCTGCAACGCAAAACATGATCCTCGACTTAGCAAAAGACCCCGCAGCCGTAGTTTTGGCAGCAGGTCGCAACAAAGCGCTGTTGCAAGAATTGGCTGGTTTGCAGACTAACCCAATCAAACTAGCCGCGAAAATTGGCGAGCTTAATCGCACAGCCAGTTTTGCACCAAAAGTTAAACAAGGTTTCGCCGTTGAACCAAAAGTGAAAGCGGCAAACACAAAACCACCATCGGCAGCGGATGCGGCGTTTAACGCTAAATTCCCCGATGCAAAATTTAGTTAATAGCTATCGGAGCTAATATTATGCCAGCGAATAATTTACAAGGTAACGTCTCGCAGATTGTACTAAAAGAATTTGCGAAAGGTTTTACAAACTCAAACGTGTTAGTGAATGCGGTCAATCGCCAAGTCATTCAGGGTGAGTTGAATCCTAACACTGGCGACTCAGTTCGACTGAAACGCCCAATGCAGTACAAAGCAGAGCGTACAGCAACTGGTGATTTAACCGCGAAAACTTCGTCAAACTTAATCAGCGGCACGATAGAAGCCCGCATCAGCCAATACTGCACCGTTTGGGTTGAGTACGATCAGATTGAAGAAGCCTTGCGCTTGAATCAGTGGGACAAGATTTTAGCGCCAGCTTACGAGCGCATGAATACCGAAATTGAGCTGGAATTAGCTCGCTACATCGTGAACAACGCTGGCGGCGGCTTGCTTGGCACGACTGGCACACCAATCACCAAATGGTCGGACGTTGCTCAGTGTGGCTCGTTCCTGTACGACATCGGCTTGGGCGTCGGTCGTAAATACGCAATCATGGATCCGTGGGCTGCTCAAGCGCTGGCTGACAAACAGGGCGCTTTAGGCTCTGGCAACGTCGAGCTTATCCGCTCAGCGTGGGAAGACGCGCAAATCAGCGGTAACTTCGCTGGTGTTCGTGCGTTAACGTCTAACGCGCTGGCAACCCGTACAGCTGGCTCAGCAGCTGGCGCTGCATCCGTTACCGTCAAGACCACGCCGACGGCGACGTACACAGCAGTAAAAGACACCATGCGTATGACTGTTGTGCTGACTGGTGCGTCATTAGCTGGTAAAAACGTCAAAGCTGGTGATCAGCTGGTGTTTCCGGCGTCTAACTGGATCAACCAACAGACCAAGCAAACCATGTTCCGCAATGGCCAAGCAGTTGATTTTGTGGCTACAGTGCTGGAAGATGCGGCAGCAGTTGGTAACGACATTACTGTGTCAATCACTACCGCGCCAGTCGTTGACGCGACAAATCCGCAGTTCAACGTTGTTGACCGCGCACTAACTGCTGGTGATGCTGTAACAATCGTTGGCGCTGCATCAACCATGTACAAACCAAACATCTTCTTACACGAAGATGCAGTTGCGATGGGTACTGTTGTGCTGCCTAAGTTGCAAGGCTGGGACTCAAGCGTCATGACCAGCTCGTCAACTGGTTTATCAATGCGCGCCACTATGTCGAGCAACCCAATCACCAACGTCCAAGGTATGCGTATCGACATCCTGCCAGCGTTTGGCTTGCTGATTCCGCAAGGTGTGGGACATTTTTACGGGACTCCGTAATAAACAACTGAATGAGAAAAGCCCCTTTACGGGGCTTTTTGTTTAAACCTGTTTCTGATTCGATCTATTGATCTCATGCTCCTTCCGAGCAGAGCAACAAGCTCCATTCTTTTTTTTACGTATCCTCCGCAAGCGCTCAGCTCAGTTGCAATGCCAATATCTCGCAAGCTCCAAACCTGCATGGAATTTCTTGCCAAATTAGTTGATTTATCTCTTAAAGTCTTCGTTGTTAAGTTTCTTTTATTTTTTACGCTGTCAATTTTGCTATAGCTTTTCCTGTATTCAGACATGTACTCTTTTTTTGAATCGTTCCAAACCTTTATACAATCAAAGCATCTTCCAGTTTTTGTCTCCCTCTCTTGCGTGTGACCATTCTTGCAAGGCTTTCCGGTAAAGTATCTTTTTAATCCTAGCTGAATAGCCTGCTTTCTACTTATTAATTCCACGGCAACACCCAATCCCAATTAAAACCAAACCATAGCACACAATTTGCTATCGACACATCCGACCAGCTATACTAACCCAAACATTTTAGGAGCTTTCGCCGTGTGGAAAATTATCGACATCATCAACTTTGCATTGCGAAAAACTGGCATTGCGGCATCAGTGCAGGGCGTAACCGCAACGCCTGACATGGTGCAATCAGCGCTTGAAGATTACACCCCAATGGTTCAGCAGTTTGCTGAAGAAATCAATATTCGACCTTATATTGCACAGGTGCCGGACGTTAACGATTATACCGGATTGTCTGACATTGCTAGCCAAGC